TGTAGCTCAGACGGATGCTACCATTAAAGACTTGTCAGCTACCGTTGCTGAACTAAGTTCTGTTAACTTAAAGAGAGATGTAGATGTTAACGCTAGTAACATTTCAAATATTGACGGAGATGTTAAATCTTTAGGTAATCACTTAGCTAGAGGCATAGGTGATAGCAACGACATACTCAGACGTATTTCTATTTTAGAAACGGATGTGTTGTATATGCAAAGAGAAATTTATAGGAATGATAGATAATGGCTAAAGGTAAAAAAAGTGCATTAGCTCTGGCTAAAGAAAGAAAAAGAAAAGAGCATATTAAATCTTTAATAGAAACGTGGAATGAGGAAAGTACACCTATAACACCTACATATGATGAATTACCTAAAAACAGTTCATGGTTAAATAAACTAGGTAAGACGTTTAAAGGTACTAACAAAAACAAAATACAAATTAACTACGAGGTAGATTTTTAAATGCCTAGAAACTACAAAAAAGAGTATCTAAGGTACGATGGAACACCTAAAGTTAAAAAGAAAAGAGCAGAACGCAATAAAGCAAGAAGAAAAATGGTAAGAGCAGGTCTAGCTCGTAAAGGTGATGGAAAAGACGTAGACCATAAAGATAAAAACACCTCTAATAACAGCAGAAGTAACCTTAGAGTAATATCTGCAAGTAAAAATAGATCAAGGAGATAAACTATGCCAATGGGAAAAGGTACGTATGGAAGTAAAGTAGGAAGACCGCCTAAAAAAGGTAAAGCTAAAAAAGGTAAAGAAGAAGAGCTACTAGACAAAAAAGGCATGAAGGGTAAGAAAAAGCCTTCTGCTGCTGTTATAATAGCTATGAACAAAGGTGGACAAATGAAAAAACAAGCTGTTCGTCAAAAAATGGGCTTTATGAACAAAGGCGGCAAAGTAGGAAAAAGTAAAAAATAATGTTTTTAAAAAAGGGGATTACTAAAATGAGAAGATACTTAAAACGTATATATTGCGCAATACTTAATCGTAAGTGTTGTGAAAAATGCAACTGTAATGAGTAGAAGGACAGCACCACTTAGTTTAACACTGTGGAACGCAATGTCTGTGAAGTGTGTAGACACACTATGTCTGTCGTTGATGGTAGACTAGGGTGTTCTTACTGTTTAGTATTCTATAATTTTGAAAATTCAAAAGCGTGGTTAGAACACCTTTACGATAAAAAACACGAAAAGGATAAACGTGAAACAACTAACAGAAAAACAACAAACCTTTTTAAAAGTCTTATTTGATGAGGCAGGTGGTGATGTATTGTTAGCTAAAAGACTAGCAGGTTATTCAGATGCAACAGCTACAAACGAGATAGTTAAATCTCTCAGAGAAGAAATTGAAGACGCTACAAAACAATATATGGCTAGGATTGCTCCTCGTGCTGCTTTTGCTATGGGTAACGCTTTAGTTGATCCTACTGAGTTAGGTATAAGAGATAAAATGACTGCAGCTAAAGACTTACTCGACAGGGCAGGTTTTATTAAAACTGAAAAAGTTAATGTAGAATCTACAGGAGGTATTTTTGTGTTACCTGCTAAAGAAGGAAAAAATGAGTAAGTGGAGTTGGAATAGAGAAAAAACTAAAACAGCACTAATAGCTTTGTTTGTTATCTGGTCAGCCTACTTTATAGTAGAGTATTTATAATGAGAACAGAAGAAAGTTTAGGCTATTGGACTTTACCAAAGCCTGATATGAATGTCAAACTGTGGAGTAGAATACCTAGAGTAGCTAGAACTACACCGTTTGGTTATAAAGTTGATCCAGAAGACGATGGGTTTTTACTTCCTGTAGAAGAAGAACTAGAACTGTTAGAAAAAGCTAAGCAGCACTTAATACAGTATAGTTACAGGGAAGTAGCAAACTGGCTTAGTAAAGAGTCAGGAAGATACATATCTCACGTTGGATTAAAAAAGAGAATAGACATTGAGCGTAAACGTAAGAAAACAACTACAATTAAACGCAAACTTGCCTCAAGGCTCAAAAAGACGATACAAGAGATCGAAAAGCTTGAACAAGAAGCAACAGGAAGTTACCTCTCCGAAACAAGAGCCTGAAGTTTCTACTGTTCCTGCTACAGTAATTGCTGAACCGTTTGAAGTACAACAAGCTCAAGACGTTGTATTTAAACCTAATGATGGACCTCAAACTAACTTCCTAGCCTCATCTGAAAGGGAAGTGCTATATGGAGGTGCAGCAGGGGGTGGCAAAAGTTTTGCAATGTTAGCTGACCCCCTGCGAGGCTTAAATGACCCAAACTTTAGTGGGTTGCTTGTACGACACACAACAGAAGAACTAAGAGAACTAATACAGAAGTCTCAGGAGTTGTACCCTAAAGCAATACCTAACATAAAGTGGTCAGAACGTAAATCGCAGTGGACTTCACCTAGAGGTGGCAGACTGTGGATGTCCTACCTAGACCGTGACTTAGACGTAATGCGGTATCAAGGACAAGCGTTTAACTGGATAGGCTTTGACGAATTAACGCAGTGGGCAACACCGTTTGCTTGGGATTATATGCGATCTCGTCTTAGAAGTGTAGACCCTGCTCTAGGCTTATATATGAGAGGTACTACAAATCCTGGAGGAGCAGGACATCAGTGGGTAAAGAAAACATTTATAGACCCTGCACCACCGAATAAGTCTTTTTGGGCTACAAATATAGAAACAGGAGAAGTAATAACTTTTCCTAAAGGACACAGCAAAGAAGGACAACCATTATTTAAACGAAGGTTTATTCCTGCAAGTTTATTTGATAATCCTTACTTAGCTGAAACAGGTGACTACGAAGCTATGCTTTTATCTTTGCCTGAACAGCAAAGAAAGCAGTTACTAGAAGGTGATTGGGATGTAGCAGAAGGTGCTGCTTTCCCAGAGTTTAACAGAAAAATACACACTGTTGAGCCTTATAAAATACCTAGTAATTGGACTAAGTTCAGAGCTTGTGACTACGGATACGGAAGCTATTCAGCAGTTGTTTGGTTTGCCGTTACTCCATCAGAGCAACTTGTAGTATACAGGGAGCTTCACGTTTCTAAAGTATTAGCAGTAGATTTAGCTGATATGATCTTGGAGGCAGAAAAAGATGATGGAGGTATTAGGTATGGTGTGTTGGACAGTAGCCTTTGGCACAAACGTGGGGATACTGGTCCATCTCTGGCAGAACAGATGGTACAACGAGGTTGTCGATTTAGACCGTCAGATCGCAGCAAGGGTTCGAGGGTCGCAGGAAAGAATGAAGTCCATAGACGATTACAAGTTGACGAGTTCACCGAAGAACCAAGACTAGTGTTCTTTAACAACTGTACGGAGTGCATTAGTCAAATACCTACTCTACCTTTAGATAAGAAAAACCCTGAAGATGTAGATACTAACGCTCTTGACCACATGTATGATGCTCTTAGATATGGCATTATGACAAGACCAAGAAGCTCATTATGGGATTACAACCCTGCAACACAAAAGTCAGGCTTTCAAGTCGCTGACGCTAAATTTGGATATTAAAACATGGCAAATGAAGAACTAAACTTTGATACAGATGAAGTCTCCGTTATAGAAGAAGGAGACAATGCTTTAAGAGATCCGTCAACTCTTAATGCGTTTATAAGTGAAAGATTTAAAAGAGCAGAAGATGCTAGAATAAACGATGAAACACGATGGCTAAAAGCGTACAAGAATTACAGAGGTCTATACGGATCTGATGTACAATTTACTGAGGCTGAAAAATCTCGTGTTTTTATTAAAGTAACTAAGACTAAAACATTAGCAGCTTATGGTCAAATAGCTGACGTTCTATTTGGCAATAACAGATTTCCCCTTACAGTTAATCCTACTAGACTACCAGACGGTGTAGCCGAATCTGTGCATATTAATATTGACCCTAATGCAGATAAAGCTTTAGAAGAAATTAGAACGGTTTCAGAAGACACACCTTCTGAGCCTTACTTGTTTAGTCCAGATATGGAGTTAAAAGCAGGAGAAACTACTTCTGATTTGCAAAGCAGATTAGGTGCATTAAAAGATAAGTTGCAACCAGTTTCTGAAAAGCTAATAGAAGGAACAGGAAAAACGCAAAACACTGTAACTTTTCACCCTGCTTTAGTATCAGCTAAAAAGATGGAAAAGAAGATACACGATCAATTAGAAGAGTCTGGAGCAAATAAACATCTTAGAAGTACAGCATTTGAAATGGCTTTGTTCGGCACAGGTGTAATGAAAGGTCCATTTGCTATGGACAAAGAATACCCTAACTGGAATGACGAAGGTGAGTATGACCCTTTAATTAAAACTGTACCTTGCACTAATCACGTTTCTATTTGGGATTTTTACCCTGACCCTGACGCACAAAACATGGATGAGGCTGAGTATGTCGTAGAACGGCATAAACTATCTCGTATACAAATGAGAAATTTAAAGATGCGTCCTTTCTTTAGAGAAGAGTCAGTAGACAGAGCTATTGATTTAGGTGCTTCCTATAACCGCAAGTACTGGGAAGATGATATGGTAGACTACACTACGCAACAATCTATTGAAAGATATGAAGTGTTAGAGTTTTGGGGGTATGTAGATGCTACTAAACTAGAAGAAAACGGATTAGATATTCCGTCTGAACTAAAAGATATGGATCAATTAAATGTTAATATATGGGTATGTAATGGAGAAATACTACGGCTTGTTATCAATCCGTTTAAGCCAGTTCGTATACCTTACTATGCCGTACCATATGAGCTTAATCCCTACAGCTTCTTTGGTGTGGGAATTGCTGAGAATATGGACGATACACAGACTTTGATGAACGGTTTTATGCGTATGGCTATTGACAACGCAGCTTTAAGTGGTAACTTAATTATTGAAGTAGATGAAACTAATCTAGTTCCAGGACAAGACCTAGCAGTATATCCAGGAAAAGTATTTAGAAGACAAGGTGGCGCTCCAGGACAGGCTATATTTGGAACAAAGTTTCCGAATGTTGCAGGAGAAAACATACAACTGTTTGACAAAGCAAGAACATTAGCAGACGAGAGTACAGGCTTTCCTAGTTTTGCACACGGACAAACAGGTGTACAAGGTGTAGGTAGAACTGCATCAGGTATATCTATGCTTATGTCAGCAGCAAATGGGTCTATCAGAAATGTTGTAAAGAACGTAGATGATTATTTGCTTGGTCCTCTAGGTAAAGCTTTCTTTAGTTTTAATATGCAGTTTGACTTTGACACTGAAATAAAAGGTGATCTAGAAGTTAAAGCTCAAGGCACAGAAAGCTTAATGGCTAATGAAGTACGTAGTCAGAGGCTAATGCAATTCTTACAAACAGCATCTAACCCTGCTCTTGCTCCTTTTGCTAAGATGGATTACATTATA